GAAATCAGAAACGGTACAGCTAAAAGAACAATAGATAGGTTACAAAATGGCAATAATAACTCATAAATTAGCTTGGGATAAATGTCTATCTCACCAAATCTGGCCAGCCATAGAAAAGGGTTGGAAGGATAATGGTAAAAATGTACACTTCTTTTGGGGTTTAGCAGGTAAGAATATAGCTGAAATAAACCAGTGTGAGGCGAACGGAGAAGAGTGGTGGTATGTAGATGTTGGTTACTTGACCAATCAGATTACAAGATATCCAGAACCTAAAATCAATGACTATGACACAACATATTTTAGAATATGTAAAGGTAATATACACACAATTCGTATGCATAGTGCATCACCAGACAGGTGGAATGTATTACAAAAACAAGGTATAGATGTAGAGTTTAAAGGTTGGAGAGATAGTGGTGACCATATTCTATTATGTCCTTCATCACCAACTGTATGTCAGTTTATACACGGCATAGACCAAAAAGAATGGATTGCTAGAGTAGGATTACAACTATCAGAAATCACAGATAGACCAATTAAGATTAGAAATAAACCAAGACCTGGGAATGAGTTTTGGGATACAGATATAAAAGATGATTTAAAAAACGCTTGGTGTGTAGTAACTAATATGTCATTATCAGCGATAGATGGTATCCTAAATAATACACCTGGCATAACGCATCAAAGAAATGTGGCCAGTTTTGTAACAAGTAGAAAACTAGAATTGATTGAAAAGCCATTTAAACCTGGTAGAAAGACTGTACAAGAGTGGTTACATTTAATTGCTAATCATCAATGCACCATACAAGAAATAGAGGATGGTGTGGCATGGGAAACTTTAAAGGTACAGTACCAGTTAGATGGATAGGTTTTATACTTGCCATTTTAGGCGTTTATGTGTTATCATCTGCTAATATTTCTACACAATGGCTAGGTTGGACTATATCTAGCATATCGTGTACCATATGGGTGTATATGGGTTGGAAAGACAAAGATATACCTCGTATGTTAATGGAATTAGTTTATGTTTTTTTAAGTGTTAGAGCAATATTGAATTGGTTAAATCTATGAATTTTGTATGTGTGTTATGGGGCGATAAGTATTCACACGAATATGTCCAAAAACTTTATAATATGGTGCAAAGAAATACCACTTTGCAACACCGATTTATTTGTTTTACAGACCATGTAAAATTACCAAAACTAGTAGAGGGTAATATAGAAGTTAGACCTCTACCTTTCCACGATTATCAGACTTGGTGGAATAAACTACAACTGTTTAGTCCTGAGGCCAATCTAGTTGGTCAAACATTGTATATGGACTTAGATGTGGTTATTTTAGAAAACATAGATGATATGTTTACACACGGCGAACCTGATACCTTTAGTATTATTAATAACTTCAACTTATCCACAAAGATATTCAATTCTAGTATTATGAAGTTTAACAATAAAACAGCAACCAATATTATATGGAATCCTTGGTTACAAAATAGAAACGAATTACAAAGAATGCCAGGCGACCAAGATGTAATATCTAAACTTGCATCAAACAACCCTAAATTTAGAATATTTCCAGACGAGTGGACTTTCTCAACTAAGTGGTTTTCCAGACAGAAACCAAGGTTTCATAAGACAGAATGGACATTTGAACGAGGTACAGGCAAAGTGGCTGTGTTCCACGGCAAGCCAGACCCACACGAATGTGACCAGGAATGGGTCAAAAACCACTGGAAATAGCAAAAAACTGCTAAAAATCACCCTTCCCTCAGCTGTGCATTTTGACGCAGCCTAAAAATCATTGATTTATAACGCTTTTTTATTGAAAAAAAATGAAAAAAAGCGTAAATAACGCTTGCCTATGGTATTTACCTATGATAGGATATGTGTATAAAGTGATTAAAAAGAAAGGAAAACACTATGAGTAAAGTAAAAAACTGGCTTTGGGACGAAGCTGAAAATTTTGTTGACCAGGTGGTTGCCAAAATCAAGTCAAATATGATAACCTTAGAACAAGGTGTAGAAGAAATCAAACAAAACAAAGATAACTATGCCTTAGAATTAGTTGGTATTGAATACGAAGACCAAATTGATGAATACTTATATTATGCAACGAAAGGTGAATAAGATGACATTACTTCAACACATTAAAAATATTAACGCTCAATCTAAAAAGTGGATGGATGAAAATCCAGGCAGTTGGGCTGGTATGGTACCAGAGGATATTAAATTCTGGAATGACCAAGGTATTTTTACAGTTGAAGAATATGAGCGTAGCAATCTTATCACAAGTGTGTATGAAATGCACAAAGATGCATATGGCGTAAAAGGCCGTCATTATGATTTTGACAATATGTCAAACAAAGAATTAGAAGAAGAATTAGAAAGGCTTTGTAAAGTAGCACAAGCAGAGCGTGAAGCTGAAGAAAAATTTGAAGCTGAAGCTTATGATAAATTTGAAAACCAAGTTGCAGAAAATATGAAACTTGGTGCAGATAGTAGAGAAACTGCCATTAAATGGATTTTAGAAGCAGAGGGGCTTGACAAAGAACAAGATTCCAGTTATATTTGTTATAGTCTTGGTCTTTCTTATGATAAACAATACTTATTTGAAATTAAACACTAACAAGGAGTTATATTATGATTATAAATGTAGGTGATTATGTTTATGCTAACAACGGTAGAGAGGGTACCATTATCAATATTGGTATTGCTACCGAAATGAATGACATAGCAGCTGAGAACGAAACAGCTTTAAATGCAAAAACTTATGATACCGATTTAGGGTACAAAGGCGCTATTACATATTCAGGCGACAATGGTACATATTGGTGTTATTTTAATCAAATCAACAAAGTTGAAGAAAGTGCTACAAATGAAATATAATGAAGACAAAATCCTGAAAGAAATTGGTGACTATATCAAATCAACATATGGTCAACATTATGCTCAGGTTTCCAATGGCGTACAAGTACAAGACTTGTTAAGGTCGTGTGGAATAGATAAAGATTTTTGTCAAGCCAATGCAATTAAATATCTTGCAAGGTTTGGTAAGAAAGGCGGCCGTAATCGTGCCGACTTATTAAAGGCTGTTCATTACATTGTGTTGTTAATGGACAGTGAAGATAACTCTAATCCTAAGGAGAAATAATATGGTTTCCGAGTTTGAAACTTTAGAAGTGTTGAATGAAATCAATGATGCATTGGATAGTGGTGACACAGCAACAGCCAAAGACAAGATTATGGTATTGAAATCGAAATACCAGGTTATGTGTGACGAGTTTGATAAATGGGCTGATGAACAATCACAATTGAACGAAAACCGTGTATTTGAGAGTTTTGAGGTATTTCCTTAAAAAAACGAGGCGCCAGGATGCGCCAGGACAGACGAAAAGAGCTGTTCGAAGGTCGGAGTATGGTCAAAAAACCAGTAAATATGCGACATTTTTGACCAGCAATAAGACTTGCCAATATCCATCAATTTTGATAGGATATATGAATATTAACTAACTATGAAAGGACTTATGAGTAAACCAACTAACTTTAGATATGACAAAGAGATGATTTTTGCTGAGTTTAATGACGCTAAGGCTAAAGACACTAAACTGGCCAAAGGTGATGACCACAAAATCTATACTAACAGAATTAAACTTCTAAAAGAATACATTGAATTAGAAAAGACAATGCCTGAAGTATTTGAATATGTCAATATCAAGTTTGACAAGTTACTAAACTTGTATCTTACACCAAATCCAAGAGATGCCTTCTACAAAGCTTTCTTTGGCAAAACATTTGCTGAGAAAAAAGCTGAAGAGGGTTATGACGACTACACCGAAAACAACAAAGAGTTATCATTTTAATTATGGCAATCATCTATACAAACACCAGTAGTGGCACTTTGAGAAAAAATCAAAAGAAGATGAACAATCTTTCTGATAATCAAATTGCACAATATAAAGAAGACTTGCGTTTGTATAACAAACAGATGAAAAAAATGAATATGCACAAACATATGTTGTCTTTAGAAGACTATATTAAATATCGTTTTGGTAGACTAAAAGTCAAAACAGAACATATTGTTGGTACATATGAACCTGATAGAATTTACCGTAGAGAAACACCGAGTTATCCTAGTGCAGAAACAAAACTAGGTAATGGCGGTACTATTGACCACAAAGAAAGGCAAGAAAGATTAGAAATTAGTAAACAGTATTCAATCGTTCCTGCTTACAACAAAGGTCCTTATATGGTCGTTGGTAAAGAGGACTTAAAAACAGCTGGGAGAAAAGTATGAAGAAACTTATCTTTATGTTTTTTGCAATTTACCTATTAGCATGGTCAGTTGCCAAAGCAGAAGAAAATAAAGTAACTAATTGGTTGCAGAATGAGTGGAATGAAATAGTTACTTTTCAACAAGTAAATTGGCAACAAGGTAAAGACCAACTTGCTAATAACAAATTACAAATTCAAAACTTATTTCAAAAGGTAAAAGAGTATGTATCACAAGATTAGTGAATTTTGCGATAAGATTGATAGTATAAAAAAAGATGCCGATAGGCTCCGTGAAATGAAATACGGAGCCAGTAAGGCAGCTACAATTGAAATTGATAATTTGATACAACAAATACAAAGTGATTGTTTAATTGTGTCACAAGACAAAGGTAAATATGAAAAGATTGACCCTACTGATATTGCTGACAATACTTGTTAGTGCTTGTAGCACAAATAGGTCACAAGTTGGTGCTGTACTAGGTGGTACAACCACGGCAGCCACTTGTGCTCAGTTTACAGGTGAACCAGCCGCTATTGCATTATGTACTATGGGTGGTGCCTTTGTAGGTGCAGATATTATGTACAATTCAGATTATGATGTACACAATGCCGTCTTTGTAGACCATTTAAACAACGGTCCTGCTGGTTCAAGTTATACAAACTGGTACAATCAAAAGACAGGCAATTCAGGTATTATTAAGACCACTAGGTCATATATGGTAGAAACAATCAAATGTAAAGACTATGACGCAACGATTGATATTACCAATCAGTGGCCGTTAGTTGGTCTTGGTGGTGTAAACAGAC